TGATGACGCGGGCGCCCAGGCCGACAACCTTCGCTTGATTGCGGAGGAGCTGGACCAGTTCACCGCCCAAAACTTCGGACTGGATCGTGTAACCGCCATCCACCGGCGAGGTGGCCAGAAGGCCGCGCGAAGCGGCGTTGCGATTGCGGCGATCGCGCACCACGTCTTCCGGCATGAAGAAACCACGCGGCTGGATGCCCAGGCGCTTGGAAACCTCATCCGAAAATTCACGCTCCGCACCGTCAAGCGGGCGGCCGTCCGCCAGGAGGCGGATCGCGCGAAGGATCGAGTAATTGCCAACCTCTTTCCGGGAGAGGCCCAGCGTGCTGGCGCCGTGGTCCTGGGTGACGGGGGCAAGATCCCGCTGGGTGCCCAGGATGTCATTGAGCAAGCAGCGGTTGAAGGCGTCGATCGTGTCGCCCGTTTCGCCGCACTTGGCGGCCAGGTCGCGAATGGCGTCCGCGTGTTGCGGGTAGCGGTTGGCGTTGTCACGCGCGGCCGTGTTCAGGGATTTGATCCGGGCCAGTTCGGCGGCGCGATCGTTCACCTGGACGGTGGCGGGCGTGGCGGCCGCGGCGGGAGCGGCGGCGCGAGTTTCGGTGGAGGTGGCCGGGGCGGAGCCGGCGGGGGAATTGTCAGGCATGGCGGAAGGAATGGCCGCTGGGCGGCTGTTTGTTTGCGGGAGGTTTCGGCCGATTCCCACGGACACGTCCGCGGGCACGGCCACGATCGACACTTCAAACGGCGTCCACTCGGTTACCCGGTGCGTTTCCACGTCACCTTCTACCGATTGAAGCACCATTTTGCGCACGACGTAACCCACACTGATCAAGGTGCGGATCCCGTCCTGGATGTCTTGCCAGATTTCTTCGCCCCGTTCAGAGCGCGAAAGTTTCACCATGCACCTGGCCTTTTTCGTGGCGGTGTCGATCTCCGGTGCCATCACCACGCCCACTTGATCGTGCCTGTCATGGTTCACCAGGAGGGCGCCGCCGTTGCGGAGCCGGCTGAGATCGCACGCCTGCGGGTTCGAACAGTCCAGGATCTCCCGGCCATACCACCGATCCACCGGTTCTTCGCTCGCGAAGGACAGGGAAACGGTGCGGTTCTTTTCGTCGATCGCGGCGCGTTCCACGGTGAACGTGCGGCGCGCGTGGCGAAACTCTTCCGTGGCCAGATCGATTTTGTGGCGGGTGGGCATGGCTCACCCGATCCGGCGGTGTCAACTACTGGGGCCGCGCGTCGCGCTGTTAGGGCGGCGCGTTTTTGATCGTGATGGCGGGCGCCGGGGCCTGGCGGGCGCCGAACATTTCCGCGATCCGTCCCACGATTTCCGACACCAGGGCGCCGCGGTCCTGGCCCGCTGATTTCTTTTGCCCGGGTGGCGGTGGCGGCGCGTCCGTGATCATCGGATCCGCTTCCGGATCGGACGCCAGGGAAACGGACGTGGTGGGCTGGGGATCGGGTGGCGTCAGACTGATTTCCGAATTCGCCGCCAGATCTTCGTCCGCCTTCGTATCCGCAAAAACGTCTTCGATGTCTCCGCCCTGTTCTTCCACGAACGCCCGCCGGCTGGTGACGCGGAGCGCGATCGCGAGTTTGAGCGCCAGAAGTTCTTTGAGCGGATCCACCAGGGCCCACCGCCGGCTTTTGAACGTGGGCCGGTTGAACTTAGCAAACTTGTCCATGGGCAAGTTTACCTCTTTCGAACTGATCGCGGCCGTCAGGAAATCTTCAAACGTCGCCTCATAAAATCCCTCCGTGACGAAAAGCTGGATCGATTTCCACCCTTCGCGTTCTTCGAACAGGCCCACGCGGCTGGATGCGAATGACACCGCTTCCAGGTCATTGCCCAGGGTGGTGTAACTCTGGCCCAGGCTGGTGGCGATGCCGCGGAGCATGGCCTTGCGGAAATCGCCCGTTTCAATGTTCGGATATTCCGCGGACCAGGTGGCGAGATCCCACCCCAGCGGAAGTTCCTCAAACGTGCCGGGCTGGCCGTCGATCACTCCGTTGCCCTTCGCGTTCGTTTCCCCGGTCCAGGATCCCACCTCACCGTTGGGCCCGGCCTTCTTCGTCAGGAAACCCATTTTGCCGGCACCGATTCGCGCGGCGATCACGGCCGCTTCTTCGAAGGCGCCGAGTTGACGAAGGCGGGTGATCGCGGACACGCACCACGGCACGCCGATCGATTGCTCCGCACGCTCCCGGACAAACAGGTGATTGATCTCTGACGCATCCACCCGGACCGTTTCCGAAGACGCGGCCGAAAAATAACCGTCTCCCGGGTGGCGGGCGCGGAGGTAGTACGCCACCACGCGGCCCGCAGGATCGAATTCGATGCCGAACCGGATCGCGTTTCCGTTTTTCAGCGTGCCGAACAGTTGCAAGTCCAGGTGATCGATCTCCCAGATTTGAAGGGCGAAGCCGAAACGATTGCGGGCGGCTTTGCCCCAGATCTTACGCGCGATAAAATTCCCATCTCGCGCGAGAGAGCGCACCAGGAGGTTTTTGACGTCGCGCCAGGAATAGCGGCCGCACACGGTGCACACGCCTTTTTTGCCCCAGGCTTTCCAGGCGTTTTCGATCTGGGTGTTGGCGCCCCAGTCCGCGATCCACGGCGGAGGTTTGCCGGCGGATCCGCGGCCCAGTTCCCCGCAGTCCATGCGGAGATCGGAACGAATGGCGCCCACCACGTTTTTTTCCAGGGCCAGGAGGAAACCGCGCCAGTAATCGTTGTTACGTTCCAGGTCCCGGGAGCGATCGATCAGGCGCCGGTAATTCGCGCGGATCTCCGCGTCGCTGGACGTGGCGGACGCCACCCAGTCCGAAGTTGTGCGGCCGATCTTGGCGCCGTCGTATCCGCGGGCGGCCGCGGCGCGTGCAATTCCGTAGGCAAAGACACTCATTTTTTGGGTGTGGTGTCGCGGAGCGCGTCCCACGTCACGATCAAACCGACAAGGAGCCAACCGGCGCCAGGGTGAAAGGCCGTCGCGCCGTGGCCGGCCATGGCCAGGCCGATAACGCCCACCCAGAATTTCGGCCCTGGCGTGGCCAGAAGTTTCCCGGCACGAAGCGCACCGGATTTGAACAGGTGAAGCGGGCGCATGGGATCAGCACCCGTCACCGAATCGCACCTGGATCGAAGACTGGGGCGCGATGAAATCGGGCGACACTTGCGAAAGCGCGAAGCGGACGGCCTGGCCCCACTGATCCAGGGACCAGTCAGCGCGCGCCCCGAACTGGAAACTTTGCCCCGTCACCATGGATCCGATCAGGCGCGATCCGCTGGTGATCAACGCGGCCTTGTACCGGGCAAACTCCGTTGCCATTTCTTCGGCAGTGAAACCGGCGTAAGGGCCGGATTGCACCACGGCGTAAATTGTCGGGCATCCCATACCCGATCCGCCGGTGTCAACGATCACCAGGACGTTGCCCAGTTCCTCCGGGGCATGGGTGGCCGGGGCGGTGGTGTCGGGGCCGGCGCCGGTGCGGGCCCTGGTGCCGGGCCGTCCGGCTTCTTCGGGGCCAGGGTGGCCAGGTATTCGGCCCGCTTCACCCAGGCGATCCGGCCCAGGGTTTCCAGGGCCGCCAGGCCATACACCGCCAGATCCAGGGCTTCGTTGCGCGCGGCCGCGTTCTCTTTTTCAAAAATGAAGTAGGACTGGCCGAAACTGTACCGGGTTTTTCTCTTCTCCGCCAGGAGTTGCCGGAAGTGATCGGGATCGTAGCCATGGCCGATCGGGAAGTGCATGGACCGCGGGCCCGGTGTCGGAAGGATCAGCCGGTCAAAGATCGTCGTCTTCGCCACCGTCACGCCGATATTCCAATGCGGGATCCGCGCGCGGTTGTTGCGCGAGGGCTGGGCCGGCAGAAGCGGCGGGATCTGCAACCCCACGCGGTTGATCCCTCGGCACGGGTAGATCCCTCGGGTGATGCGCGGCGCGCAAAACGCCAGCACGCGTTTGTTTTTGAAACCCATGTCCACCAGGCAACGTTCGATTCCCAGGGTCACGCCGTCTTCCCGGGTGAACACCTGGCCCAGGTATCCGTCAAGGGCGTTCCATGGTTCATCGGTTTCCGGATCACCTTCGAAAATCTTTTTCTCCACGCCCCACCGTTCTTCGTCGCGGCCGAACGCTTGCACCTCGCACTCGATGCGATCGGCCTGGATGTCAGCGGCCGCCACCAGGACCAGGACACCGATCGGCAAATGGTCCGGGGCGTAGTCTTCGCCCCGCTTTGCCAGTTCGTCCACCGGAAGTTCCAGGCCCGGATCTTCTTCGAAGCACTCACACAGAACGGTGTTGGTGAACGTGCGCACCGCTTCGCGGCCCTGGGCCTTCGCCGTCAGGAAATCTTCCACCGTCTGGTGGAGGCGGTTCGCGAACCCGCGCTTGGCGGGAAACAGGGAGTTGATCCCGTTCAGCCAAAACCCGCGGATGCCGGTAAACTTCTGGGTGGGCCGCCACTGGCCGGCCATCACGGACGCGACGCGCGCGGGATCGTCATGCTCCGCGGCGCACCGGTCGCAGACCAAACGCGCCTTGCTGGTGTCGCCGTCCCATTTGACGTGTTTCCATTCCCACACGATCGACGCACCGCACGCGCGGCAGGGGCAAAACCATTTGCGGAAGTCGGACAGTTCCAGCCAGGCCCAGATCTTCGAATGGCCTTTGATCGTGGGCGTGGACGAAACCACCTGGATCGAATCCGGATAATTGTCCGCGCGCTTGAAAGCTAGGGTGACGGGATCACCTTCCGGCCCATCGTCCATCGCGTCCACTTCTTCGCAGATGACGCGGGGCGCCTGGATCTGGCGGAAACCGCTGGGCGAGTTGGTGCCGATCACCGCGACGCGGCCGCCTGGGAACGCCACGGACAACGTGGTGTTGTCAGCGTCGCGCGATCGGGCTTCGCGGATCTTCCCGCGGAAGCAGGGCGACGCCTTGATCATCGGGTTGAAAAATTCCTTTCGCCACTTCTTCGCGCTGTCCAGCGTGGGGTAAACCCAGAGCACGGAGCACGGATCGTGATCGATCGTGTAACCCGTCAGATTCATTTCGCACTCCGTCTTGCCCACGCGTGACGCCATGCAAAGGACGGTGGTCTGGACCAGGGGATCAAAAAAAGCCTCCTGGGGTTCGCGCATCATCGGCGTGAACGCCACGCGATAGGGGCCGGGCCTGGCCGTCACGCCCGCCGGCATCCGGCGCCGCTTCTCCGCCCAGTCAACCAGAGGGATCGGCGCCGAGTATTTCAGCACCTCCCGGATCGTCTGACGAAGGATCGGCCGCGGGTTTGTTCGAAGTGCCATATTCGGAAACGGGGATGTCCCGAAGTGCCGCCATCAGTCGCGCGCGTTCCTCGCGCGGAACGTTGAACGTGGCGATCACCTCGCGGAGTTCTGTCAGGGCGTCAGTCCAGGCGGCCACCACCTGGTCCGCGGGGAAAAGTTTCTTCGCGCGTTCGTCGCGGCGCATCTCCGCCAGGTCCGCGTCCGCCCTGGCCTGGCGCAACTGTTCGGCCGCCAGGGCATCCGTTTTCTTTTCGGCCTGGGCCCGGTAGTGCGCGAGCAGTCCGCGGATCGTGGGCGCGAGTTCGTAACGGCCCAGCACCGGCGCGGGGAAAAGGCCCTGGTCCGCGAGCTGGCGGTGCCGGCGATCGGTGAGTCCGGACAATTTGCAAAGGTCGTCACCGGAGATCGTGGTTTCATCGGCCATCGGGGGGCGTCGCGGGGGAAACACCCCACGGTTGAAACTGAAATGATTTTCGGATCATGGTCCCGCTAGCGGTGGCCTGGGCCTCGTTGCACC